CTCGCAGCGGGAACCACGCCGGACTCGCATACCTTCACCTTGCGCCAGCACGATGCGGCCAGTTCTGGAAATTCGGCGGACCTCGTGTCTGACAATCCGTATTTCCACAAAGTGAACGCGGCCACTTCGTTCACCAAGGTCGTTCCTGGCTCGGCCGCTGCGGCTAAGGACATCGACACCGTTGTCGGTGACACCAAGTTCATCGCGGTCTTCGAAGTTCGCCAGGAAGAACTGACCGACGGCTATCGCTGGGTGTCTGTGGATGCCACGGATTCCGGCGGCGCGCAGTTGGGCTGTGTCATCGCTATCTGCCACGAGGCCGTTAGCAAGCCCGCCTACAGCCAAGTCGTCTAATACCTAAAGCACAACATTTTTGTTGATGCTGAATAAGGGGAGTGATTCACTCCCCTTATTCGTTTCTGGAAACCAAAATCCAAAGGGGGATTAATGAAGAATGTAAAACCCAAGTCGGGAACTGTGAAAATGAAATTCAGCGCCGATCAGTATTATGTGACGGCCGCCAACAAAGAATACGACTTGGCAAATCCAAAATACCGAGCCAATGAAGTATACGAAATCGACGAAAAGGAAGTCCCGCGCTGGTTGAAACGTGGCGGCGTGATTCTCACTGAAGAAAAGACCGACGGCCGCGCCCAGGAACCGGCTAAAGTCGAGGAAAAAGTCGAACCCAAGACCACGGAATCCCAAGAACAAGTTGAGGCTACCGATAAAAAAGATGATGATGGTGGAAAGTCCGATTCCGCCAAGACTCAGAATGCCAAGCCCGGTGACAAGGGCGGCAACAAGCGGTAGATCGAACTTTCACATCGACGGGGGAATTCATGGGGCTTTTATCAAGGATTTGGTCACGCATAACCTTTGCTGGAAGAACTGTGAACACTCCCCGGCGACCTTTCTGGTACAGGGGCAGCACTCTAGTAAATGAAGATGCGTCGATGCAGGTCGCGGCGTTCAATCGCGGCCTCATCTACGTCTCCACGCAAATCGCAAAGCTGCCTTGGGATGTGAAGAATGACAAAAATGAAATTCAAAAAGGCGGCGTTTCCAATCTTCTAAATCTGGCATCGAATCCAGAGATGAACGCCTTCCGCTTCCGCCTGGTGATGGTTCAACAGGCCATCATCCACGGAAATGCTTTTGCAGAAATTGAGCGCAACACCGTCGGCCAGCCCATCGCGCTTTGGCCACTTCGAAGCGCCGACATGGAAATCATGCGGACAACGGAAGGCCAGTTATTCTATCGCTACACGAACGAGACCGGCGGCACAGTTGATCTACTCCCGCGCGATGTCTTCCACCTTCCCAACTTCCACACCAAAGACGGAATCGTCGGACAAGGCGTTGTCGGCTACGGCCGCGAGGTTCTTGGAATTCAAATCGCGGCTGACGGTATGGCGAGCGGATTGTTCCACAACAGCGGCATCCCGTCTGGCCTGTTGCTACATCCTGGGAAACTTTCCGACGAAGCATATAAGCGCCTGAAAGAGTCGTGGGCAGAACAACAAGGCGGTCGTCGAACCGGCGGAACCGCACTTCTCGAAGAAGACATCAAGTATCAACCTCTCAACATGGACCCCGAAGCACTCCAGTTCATTCAATCGCGCCAGTTTGGCGTTCTGGAGATTGCGCGCTTCCTCGGCGTACCGCCGACTAAACTGTTTGATGTTACCGCCGCGACCTATTCCAACGTAGAAAACGCGAACTTGGAAGTGGCCACAGACACACTTGATTCGTGGGCTACCAATCTTGAGATGGAAGCCGACGTGAAGATTCTGAACAATCGCTACGGCGGACGGTTCACCGACATCGACCTCTACTCAATTTTCCGTGGCGACATGAAGACCCGCTCTGACTACTTCAAGGCGATGATGAGCATTGGCGCGCTGACGCCGAATCAGATTCGCGCGCGGGAGGGATTGTCTCCGTATAGTGAGGGCGACAACTACTACATCGCGACGAACAACTTCACGCCGGTTGACCGGATGGATGAAGTCATCGACGCAGAAATCGAGAACAAGAAAAAGCCGAACGCCCCGTCGGCTCCGGCCCCGAAGCCCAACGCTCAATTGGAAGACGCAGCGGTCAAGTACCTCACCGGCAGTAAATAAGGGCGACGTGTGGATAGTGAAGTTCTACTCGCCCTAATCTCAAAGATTGTGGACCAGCGACTAGCTGGTCTTCCGGTCGTATCCGGTCCACGCGGTCCGCGCGGACCAATCGGTATTCCGGGAGCGGACGGCCGAGACTTCGTGTTCGCTGAGCACGAAGAAAGAATACGTTCTTGGGTAAATGAACTAGCCCTGACATTTGAGAAACTGACGGCCGAACAGATTGAAGCACTTCGCGGTCCGCGCGGGCGCGACGGCCGTGACGGAGCGGACTTTGATTTCGACGCTCACAAGGAAGACATTGAAATTCTACTCGGTGGGCTTGTTCACGACTCGTCAGATAAGTTCAAATTAAAATTCGCCGACCTTTCCGCCGAAGACATCGCCGCGCTCCGTGGACCTGCGGGCAAGGATGGCAAAGATGGCCGCAGTTTTATTTTCGAGGAAAACAAAGATGCAATCGAAGGAATCATCAGAGCCGCTGTTGATAGCATATCAGGGAACCTCAAACTCAGATTCAGCGACCTCACTCAAGATGAAATAACAGCTTTACGTGGGCCTCGTGGCCGCGACGGACGCGATGGCCGAGATTTCATTTTTGACGAACACCGAGAGTTCTTCCTTTCCCTCAAGCCGAAGTTCGAAGACTTCACGCCTGAAGAACGGGCGTCCCTACAATTACGGTTTTCCCAACTCACGCCCGAAGAAAAATCGGAACTTAAACTTAGGTTCGAAGACCTCACTGAAGATGACAAGGCGGTAATTCGCGGACCGCGTGGACCCAAAGGACAAAAGGGTTCGCCAGGTCGTGAAGGTGAGCGCGGTCCGGTCGGCCCGCAAGGGCCGCGCGGAGTTCCCGGCGCAATGGGTGTTCGCGGACTTCCTGGTCGGCCCGGCATTGACGGACGCGACGGGCGCGAGGGCATCGACGGCAAGGACGCTCCATTCGTCACGGACATCACGCTAGAAGAATTTCCTCTGAGGAATGAGATTGCGTTCGTATTCCATTTTTCAGATGGAACGTCGATCACTACTGAATCCGTGAAACTTCCGCAGCATACGAACATCTATGCTGGCGGGGGCGGAGGCGGTGGAGGCGGCTCGGGCGGCGGAATCGTTCCGGTAGAGGACGATGGCGTTGAAATAGTAGCGGAACCTAGTGCTCTGAATTTCACGGGCGCGGGAGTTACTGTCACTGAGTCCGGAGGAAAGGCCGTCATCGATATTCCTGGCGGCGGAGCGGATGGGAAGTCCGCATACGAAGTCGCAGTAGAAAACGGGTTCGTCGGCACCGAGGAAGAATGGCTTGAGTCTCTGGTTGGACCCGAGGGACCTGAAGGACCAATGGGCCCTGTTGGTGTTCCCGATGTCGAAGGCTACTCGAACATCAACAACAACCAGTCTTCGGAAATCGAAGTTACCAGCATGGTCCTGCCCACGGGCAAGTCCTGGTGGGTCCATTTATTAATTCAGCGCACGACTGATTCTGTGGAAGTCTATTCTACGGAACTCTGGCTTGCGACAAAGCTGGCTACCGGATACAGACTCACTCCGGTTGTGTCTGATGAAGTTTCCGGAGTCACGCTCACACTCGATGATACCGGCCAGTTCTTCTACACGTCCGACAATCAGTCCGGAACGCCCGATGTTCAAAAGATCAATTGGAAATTTGAAACCATCATCGGAGATGAAACCGAGGATTGGGCCACAATCGAAAACGACCAAGCGACTCCCGTCGATGTGGAAGGAATGATTGCTGGCGCAGAGAAGTCCCATTTCGTACACTACTACATCGAGCGCGACGTTGATGCCGATGCGGTGATGTCGGATTGGGCGACGCTGGATTCTGTGAACGACCTAGATGAAGTCGTGGACATCCGGCAAACTGGAATAGCAATGGTCACGCGGACTCAATTTGGAAACTGCCGACTGACACCAATGTTCGATGACGGCATGGCCGGAGTCACGTTGTCGATTCAGAACGATGGCCAGTTCCAGTATGTGTCCACGGACGTTGGCGGAGATTTTGCCGTTAAGAAGATTCATTGGAAGTTTTTTAATAAGTTAGTGGGGTAAACTATATGAGAACTACTATAATTAGGATTTTAATTGCTGCATTATATGCGTTCGGCAGTACGGCAGGCGCGGCCCCGGTCATCGTCGGCGGAAGTGATGGGGCGCAATTCATCGCCCCGACGATTTGGAAGAACGTAACGGAGCCGTCCAGCCCCGCTTCCGGGTTTTCGAAGGTGTGGATTTCCAGCGTTGACGGTCGAATGTACCGAAAGACTTCGGCAGGCACAGTCGCGGAGGTAGGACCCGACATCTCCGGCAAGCTGACTGACCCAATGACCACGAACGGAGATATGATCTACCGCGCGTCGGGAGTTCCCGCGCGTCTGGCGATTGGCGCTGCGGACACAGTTCAAGTGTCCAGCGGTTCGGCTCCGGGATGGGCAAAGATTCTTAACGCAAACATCGACACCGCTGCGGCAATCGCGTATTCGAAACTAGATTTGGTCGGCGGCATCGTCAATGCTGACATCAACGCCTCGGCCGCTATCGACTACTCAAAACTCGATCTTGTCGGTGACATCGTAAACGCCGACATTAATTCTTCCGCCGGAATTGTGTACTCGAAACTCGACCTCACGGGCGGAATCGTAAATGCTGACGTGAATGCGTCCGCTGGAATCGTGGACACGAAACTGGCGACCATCTCTACGTCCGGGAAGGTAGCGAACTCCGCGACCACGGCCACGGCATCCAACGCGAACTCGACTATCGTTCTGCGCGATGGCTCTGGGAACTTCAGCGCGGGAACTGTTTCTGCGAATGTCACCGGGAATGTGACCGGGGACGTTACCGGAAACGCAGACACCGCGACTGCGCTCGCGGCGAATCCGGCTGACTGCGCGAGTGACCGATACGCTACGACTATTGCGGCAAATGGGGACCTCACTTGCGCGCAGGTTACGAACGCAGGACTCGCTGGCAGCATTGCCGCTTCGAAGTTGATCGGCACTGACATCAACACAGTTGGCACGATTGGAACAGGAACTTGGCAGGGCTCAATCATCGGGACTACCTATGGTGGAACCGGACAAAATACTCTCACGGGCCTAAACATTCCTTCTTTAGCCACGGACATAATGACGTGGGATGGGCAGGCAAGCGCGCCATCGAATCCTAGCTCAGGGTTTTATAAAATTTGGGTAGACGATACTACAGGTAAACCAAAAATAGTTAACTCGTCTGGAACTGTGTCTTCCCTGGGCGGCGGGGCTGGTAGCTCAGGAATTAACGTCCTCGCTGAATACAATAACAAGGCCGAGGAAGGAACTGCATTCTGGAGTGAGACCGGCGGCGGCACATTCACGACTACTACTACTGCGGCAAACGTCGGCAACGGTCTGGCGTCGTTCAGTTTCGACGCTTCAGCGAACAACGACTACCTTGAATCAGATATTAGAACCATTCCGTCCGGCCTGTATGGCGCGAATTGTTTAGCCGAGTTTTATTACAAAGGATTCGACTCCAACATTACGGCCCAGGTACATGACGGCACCAACGTAATAGCATCACGGGCACTCGTTGCTGCTACTGGATTTGTCAAAGAACAACTGAATTTTATTTGTCCGTCTTCGGGCAATTTCAAATTACGATTCCTGGCCAGCGCCAATGCTGCCATTGGGTACTTGGATGAAGTTCATCTTGGCTCGGCGACGAATGTCCAATCGGAGTCGATTATTACGACTTGGACGGCGTACACGCCAGCGCGCTCTGATTCCACAAATAACACTACGTCTGGTTTCTGGCGTCGGGTAGGTACGGACCTAGAAGTAATTGCTGATGTGTCTTGGTCAGGTAACGCTGGGACGTTCTCAACATTTGATATTGATATTCCGTCTGGGCTCGTGATCGACACTACCAAGCTGACCAGCACTACGGCCAGCCGAGAGATTGTCGGCAGCTCAGGAAAGTTTTTTGATTCCGCTGGCGGCACTACGCCGTATTCCCTGATTGCGACTTATCTGGATACCAATAGTGTCCGAGTAAAAGTTGGTCTGACCACAGGGGCCATCATCTACTGGTGGGACATTTCAAACTCGTCGCCCGCGTCCATCACAAGCGGCGACTATGTGCAGATTCGTTTTAAGGTTCCGATAGTTGGATGGAATGCTCTGACTACGAATGTTGTTGCAGAAAATCTTCTCGATACAGTCGGAATGGTTTTTGCGACCAGCGCAGCAAGCTGTCCATCTGGAACTTTGCCCGCTGACGGTTCTGCGGTTTCACGCACTACCTACTCGCAGCTTTTTGCGAAGCTGGGCGTGACGGCTGGACAGGGTGACAACTCAACCACGTTCAACGTACCTGACTATCGTGGGCGATTCGTTCGTGGGGCGGATAACTATGGTCAGGGAGCGGCGTCTCGCGATGTACACTCGCGCGCCGCCATGAACACCGGGGGAAATTCATCTGGCGTTAACTCAGTCCAGGAAGATGCATTTCAAGGACACTGGCACCTAGTTAAAGACACGGATGGGAACCAGGCTGGAAGAAACGGAGGCGGGGAATCTTTCGGCGTCACGTTCTCTAACGGCGGTGGAACTGGCTCTGGAACCATGTTGCACGCAAAGGACCTGGAATCAAACGGGTCGAACGGAACTCCGCGCTCTGCCTCGGAAACTGTCCCGAAGAACGCAGCGGTCATTTGGTGTATTGTTCACGGCGGAGCTAAGCCTACTTCGATTGTTCTCGGAGTTCCTACAGTTACCAAACTGACCTCGGGAACTTCACAGACCTATACCAAGCCAGCGGCAGCTAGGTGGCTTCGTGTTCGCATGGTCGGCGGCGGAGGCGGCGGAGGTGGAGGTGGAACCTCGGGCGCTGGGAATGGCGGCACGGGAGGGGACACAACTCTAAATGATGGCTCAACTACCTACACGGCAGGCGGAGGCGGCGGGGGGCCAAACGCAAACAACGGCGGCTACACTGGCGGCGGCGGAGGTTCAGCCACTAATTGTGATTTGAATATCCAGGGCGGTCGCGGCGACATGTCGCCGGGAAACCCGCTGACCAACACTTATGGCTCGGCCGGGGGTAATTCGCTACTGGGGTCTGGCGGTCTTGGAGGAACAAACGGCGGCGGCGGAGGGCAAGCTGCCCCTGCAAATAGCGGCGGCGGAGGCGGCGGTGCCGGAGGTACGGGAAGTGTTGCTGGTGCTGCCGGTGCCGGTTCTGGCGCGTATTGTGAAGTTGTAATTCGGAATCCAAAAACGAGTTATACCTACACTGTGGGAGCCGCCGGGTCGGCGGGCAGCGCCGGTTCTGGTGGAGGAACAGGAGGGGCAGGGGGCTCTGGAATTATTTTTATTGAGGAACACTACTAAGGGGGAACTATGGGTCTCGACACACTTGCGAACGTAAAAACTAGACTTGGTATTTCAGGAACCAGCTACGACACGTTTTTGCAGCAACAAATTGATTTGGTCTCAGACGCCATTGAGGGCTACTGCGGACGCAAGTTCAGTCAGGCCACTTGGGACCAGACTTTCTACCGTGGGGACTATCGTCCATCGGCGATGATGGAACTATTCCACTTCCCGCTCATCTCTGTGACCTCGGTCACTGAGGATGCCGTGGTCCGAAGTTCTGGCGACTACCGAATCCACAAACCCAGTGGGCGCATTGTTCTTGAGAACCACGGCCAGCATTTCTTTTGGGCCGAGACTACAGTCGTGCGATACGTCGCCGGTTACGCCACGGTTCCGAATTTGATTTTGTCGGTCCTGGATTCGATAGTCCAGGAACGCTACAACAAAAAAACCAGTGGCGTGGACCTGAACTTTGGAAGTGATGTTCAGCGCATATCCATTCCCGGCGCAATCTCCATTGATTTCGACTACACGCTGAACAACAATGAGAGAAAATCAACCTACGGAACGATTCTTGGAAGCCAAGTGAACGTGCTCGACCCCTGGCGCTCAGAGCGCGCGGTCCTTGGCGAAGGGAAAATGTCCTATGTGGAATTGGTGCCCTAATGCTTAGGCAAGCGTTCAACGCACTGGTGAGACTGCACTCGCGCCCGGCCCATATAAAAAGGTTGGGCACTCCCGATTTGTATTCGCCAATCCGAATCACGCCATCAAACTATTTTCGTTTTCTCGAAGGCCCGAGTTCAACTACCATCCACGGCCGAGAGTTTGTGATTCCTGTGGACACAATTAAGGGGACGCAACAGCAAGTAATTTCCTTCAGTGCCGTTCCCACTGAGGGGAAATACTACCTGACGTACAACTCCATCAATACGGCGCAATTTAATTTCAACGACGCGGCGTCGGTTCTTCAGGCGGCACTCCGACTTATCTCTGGTCTTGATGCCGTGGTCGTGGCTGGCGCGCACACGTCGCAATTTACAATTACGTTCTACGGAGTTCAGACTCCGCTCGCAATAACGGTGACGGAAGTCACTGGGGACGAGGTTGACGCGACCATCTCTGTGGGCGAAGGCAGCGGGGTTCCGTTCTCACCAATCATCAAGCGCGGAGATAAAATCGTCCACGACCTCTACGGAAACTTGGCCATCGATGAGATTGTCGAGATGTGCGACGTGGGCGGCGTAGCTATGGGCTACAGGGTTCGGTGTGAGTAATGGGTGATTTCAAGTTCGCAGTTGATCTTCAGGTCTCAGAGAACGGGCGCAGGCGTCCAGAGTATACGCTTGAGACTGACCTCAATGGCGAGATTTCACTTGCGGACTTGCTTGAGTTTACGAAGTCGTCACTAATTGTAACGGCCGATACTGTTCTTCGTGAAGAACAGGGCCAGGGATTCGACAAAAATCCAGTTGTCGTGGTGGATGGACGGACCGGGAAAAGTCCAGCCAACGTAAATCCTTTCGGAAAAATTGAGTTCGTCTCCCGCGTGAACGTGACGGATATGCTCCTTGAGACCTACGAAGGAATCCTTGGACGAAGCCCGGTCTTGACCGGCCAGTACAAAAGTTCGCACTACGTCTTTCTGAATGGGAAGCAAGTGGCGACCGATCTTTCGTCTTTGAAGTCGTGGGTCGCGACAAACCCAGAGTTCAAAGAAACAGACCTTGTGCGCTTCGTGAACATTCAGCCCTACGGCCGGAAGCTGGAGCGCCTAGGTGTGACCGCCCAGCGCCAGCAATCTCGCACGTCGCGCTCTAAGGACAAGCGCACCGGGGAGACCCGCATCCGTATGCGCCAGCCGAATGGAACATACTTCCTGACGGCGCGGGCGATCAAGGCGAAGTACAAGCGCAATCAGTCCATTCGATTTGGTTTTGTATCCGGCGGAAATCTGGGATTGACGGCCAGCTTTAAGTCGGGACGGCGGGGGAAGAACTCCGCCGGGCGCCCGTATCTTTATCCATCCATCACCATTTACCTGACTGAAAGAGGTATGCAATGAAAACTCATATTATTTACTTTGACGGACTCTGGTCGAACTACATCCATCCGTCCCTACTCGCTCCACTATCAAAGAAACATTCCTTTGAATCCATCGGCTTCAGTTGGCAGTCGAGCGAGGTACGGCGGGCGCACGAAGTGGACATCAAGGGGGCAAGGTTATTTGTGGTGGGCCATTCGTTTGGAGGAAAGGCCGCTCTACAGTTTTGCCAACAGCGCGAGCATGAAGTCGCGGGGCTGGTGCTACTCGACCCGCGAGACTTCCCGTTCGGCTTCCCGGTATTCACGTCTTTCAACGTCCCGAAGTCAGTTAAGGAAGCGGTGAATTTCTATCAAACATTTCCGCTACGAGGCTATCAGGTCGGCGGTGCCGATAACGTGCGCGTGGCGGCGGGACACACGGCCGTTCCGTCTCGGCCTGAAGTCTTTGATTGGCTGAACGCCAGGCTGGGGTAAACGATGTCGTCACTATATGTTCGAACACAAATCAAGGATTTTTTGGAAGACGAGTCCGAAGAACTGGTCATCGACCTGACTGCCCTGCATAGCGACTTCAAGCAAATGCTGGCCGAGGCCGGGGTCCAGCCTGACGCATCGTGGCTGGGACTCCAGTTCATCGGCGACGATGAGATTCCCATTGCCCTGGCCGCGACGAATGACCAGGGCAAGTACCGGGAAACCGGGGCGATCTACTTCCATGTCGCGGGCGTGGCCAAACTCGGGGCGGGCGATGGTCTGTTGACTCGCGGAGAAACCTTGCGTGATCTTTTGAGAGGCCGTAGGATTGGGGACATCACGATTGATAGTGTAACGCCGATGAACTTCGACAACGGTGCCACGCTCGACTTCGAGGGCGGCTATATGTCTGGCAGTTTCTTGGTGAGCTACCGTCGAGATTTGGATTTGTGATTTAAAATTTAAAAGGGGGATGCCTTGAGTTCTTCAAACTTAGTTCGTTTAGCGTACAAGAAAGAATCCAGCTACGGTGAACTCGCCGTCGGGGTAAAAGCCTCGCGCGCGATTCAGGAATTGACCTACACCGCCGTCAAGCGCGGAACGCAGGGGAACAGCATCACCATCGCCTACACGGGCGGCGCGACGGCCGGTGCCGAAGTCGTCACCGTGAATGGGAATGCGATCAGCATTCAAATTGAAAACGGCGTTTCGACCGCGACCCAGGTCAAGGCCGCCTTCGATCTTGTGGCCGCAGCTACCGCGCTCGCAACGGTCGCCATCACCGGCACCGCCTCGAACGCGCAAGAAACTGCCGCCGCAGCGGCACTGCAAAACGGCGCTGGCGAATACAAGACCGCGCGATTCACTTCCGAGAAATACTCTGGCACTCCCGAGACCACGGAGTCGGCGCAAATCCGCACCGACCGCATGTCGTCCGGCCAGGTTGTTACCGGCCTGACGGTGAACGGCGGGCACAACTTCGAGTTGGCGAAGGAACTCGCGCTCGAAGATTTCCTTGAGTCAGCGATGTTCAACGCCTGGGCGACTTCTTCGCCCGTGAACGCGAACTTTGAAATCGACATCGACACCAAGAAACTGATTCGCGGCAGCGGCAGCTTCGTCGATGAGGGCGTTAAGGTTGGTGACTTCCTCATCCTTTCGAACTTCGCAACGGCGGCCAACAACACTATCGTCATGGCGACTGTGGTGACGGCACTTGAAGTGACGTTCGCGCATCCCGCCGGTATGGTGGACGCGGCCAGTGAAGCGGCCACGTATCAAATCGCGGACAAGTTGGTCATCGGAACCACGAAGAAGTCTCTCACCATCGAGAAGACTTTCCTCGACCTCACCACGAAGGGCATCGTCTACAAGGGCGCGCTCGTATCTGCGATGGAACTCAATTTTGAATACGGTTCTCTGGTATCTGGCTCGTTCGACACGCAAGCGAACGACTACGACCCGGCAGATGCCGCGAATGAGTTCGCATCCTACGAGCACTACATCACCGACCCCGCGACCACGAACACTCTCAACGGCTCGGTGGATATGCCGTTCCTTGCGACGAACGTGTCCGGCAGCTTCGTCCAGGACTCGATGTGCATTCAGTCGCTCAAGCTGAACCTGAACAACAACCCCACGGTTCAAACTTGTATCGGTCGCGCGGCGCCTGAGAACTACAGCCCCGGCACCGCGCAGATTGGCGTGGAATTGAGTTCGTATCTGAAGGATGCGAACTGGGACATGCTCGCTCGCAAGTTGAGCCAGGAAGCGTTCGCGCTCGGGTTCCTCGTGAAGAACACCGACGGCTGGTATGGATTCTATCTTCCGGCCCTGCAAGTATCCTTCGATGACCCCTCCAGCGGCGGTCAGAACCAGGACATCTCGATGGAGATGACTGGCACCGCGAAAGTTGGAGCGAACGGCGAGTCGGCGCTGGCGATTTATCGTCTTCCGGCGTAATAAGGGAAGGGGCTTAAGGTCTCTTAGGCTTTTCCCCTTTGAAGACTTGAGCCCCGGCCCCTTGTCGATTGACAAGGGGCTTTTAGTTTGTAGTATGTGTGAATCAATAGGGGGAAAAGCATGAAAACGAATCTCGATAAGCATTTCAAAACCGATGCTACTCTGGAAGAAAGTGGCGTGTGGTTCGACATCAGTTCCA